ACAACAGGAAGTACTAAGGCTAAGGGATGATATTCATAAATATGCCCCGACTTATGTCGCAGAACGGACTATCACTGATTACAACCCATTTAGAATGGTTATTGAATATACAGGGAAACAAACTTATGAATCAAAGATTAATATAAACAGTAAGCAGGATTTGCAGATAGCTTTAGTAGAGACTACACCTCCTATTTACTATCAGCAGAATATACAAGGAGATGTATTAATGAGTGATTTAACAGGTATGATAACTGGTACTGAAGTATTTGGAGAAATAATAACAAACGTAGAATAAAATATAATAACATGGGCAACGAAATACAAGTTTATCAGGGTAACACTAATACCATAACCTGCACTGTAACAGGATTAGATGACCTTATAGAATACACAGCAACACTTACAGTTAAGAAAGATATAAGGGATTTAACACCATTGATTGAGGTAGATGGAGATATTGCAGGGCTTATAATAGTATTTGAAACTACAGCAGTACAAAATACCCTGCCAACTGGTAGGTATGTGTATGATGTAACAATAACAGATGATACTAAAGTTTTCACTGTAGTTAAAGATGAATATATAATAAATGATTCAGTAAAATATTAAACATATGAGCAATTATATTACATTACAACAAGCTAAGGCTCATTTAAGAGTAGATTTTGATAATGATGATATCTACATACAGGATTTAGTAAGTATGGTAGAGGAGTTTGTCATTCATGATATTCAGGGTGAAGCCTACTACACAATATCAGGTACTATCAGCACAGCAGCGGATGTCAACCTGACCGGAGAGGGCACGATGTTTACAAATTATAAGCCAGGGGATATAATCAAAGTAGAGGGTGATACATCCAGAATAATAGCCACTATTACAGATGACCTCACAGGAACGGTTACAGTACCGTTTTCAGGCGTACTAAGCGATGCAAAATATAGGGCTTACACTGGCATCCCACAGTTGAAAGAAGACGGTACATTACCTCTCCAGCTTAAACAGGCTATGTTAATACTGCTGGGTCACTTCTATATGTTAAGAGAGCCTGTTATGGTGGGGGTGAATATAACAAAAGTACCCTTCTCATATGATATGTTGATAGGCAGATATAAACATTATACAATAGCGTAATGAGAGCAGGAAGACTAATACACAGGATAGCATTTTATGAAAAGGTAATAAGTAGAGATACGTACAGTGCCTCAGTTGACACTTGGCCCGCAGAAACATTCAGAACAAGGGGTGAGATCAGAGAGGTAGGAGGTAGTAAGGGCTTATCTCACGAAGAGAGGTTCTACAGCAAATCTAAGGAATTAACAATAAGGTATAGAACTGGAGTTGATGAGACTATGAAGCTGAAGATTGATGGGGGTGAGGACTTTTATGTAATTACCTACATTGAAACTCTTGGAAGGTCTGAAGGGATGAGGTTATCAATAGAAAAGGAGAATGACTGATGGAAATGACTCTAAAAACAGAACAGATAAAGATACTTGAAGACTTCTTTGCAAGCCTTGGAACAATGGATCAACGTAAAATATTCACCTCGGGCTTTAAAAAGGCTGCCAGGCCACTATTAAGGGCTATGCGTGCAAATGTACCTGTAAATACAGGCAGGCTAAGACGATCTTTAGCGTCTGTAATGTTACCTAATGATATATCTATAATAGTTGGGGCTAGGACGGTGGGTCTCAACAAAGGGTGGTATGGTCACCTGGTAGAGTATGGTACGGTAGATAGGATACGTAAAAGCGGAGGACGTACAGGTAAGGTGACAGGAACTCACTTTGTGGAGAGGGCTTTTTATAGTACAGAAAAGCAGGTTTATGGCAGTATAGAAGATGAATGGTATAATGCGATTGACCGTTTTATAATAAGAACAAATAAAAAACTGATATGATAGGAATACTTATAACATATTTATTAAAAGCAAGCGCAGGGCTAACAGCCTTAGTAGATGGTGTCAGCATTTATCCGTATGTCATAAATGAAAACACCAAATTGCCGGCTATAGTTTATACCATGGATAGTGTGTCGCCTTCTTATACCAGTGACGGATGGTCAGGAGACACTGTAACCTTTAGCGTAGTTAGCTTTTCTAATAACTACTCAAATCTACAGGATATAGTATGGGAGATAAGAGAGGCATTAGAGTTAAAAAATGGGTCTTATGGTGATGTTAACTATTGGAACATTTTAATGGTGAGTCTTTCCGAAGGTTACAATATTAACGAAGATGTGTATATGAACAAAATGACGTTTAGCGTAGAGATAACTCAATATTAATAATTAATTATTTAAAAAACAATTACTATGGCAAAAATTAATGGAACTTTAAACGCAGTGCTTTCAGGAAGTGATAAGATATTACATTCTACTTCTGCTACACTCACTGTAAATGCAAACTTGGCGGATACTTCCACTAAGGATGATGGAGGGTGGTCAACTCACCTTAAAGGGCGTAGGGACTGGTCTATATCAGTAGATGGCCTTTATGATACCACAGGTGATGGATTAACCTCCGATGCAATACTGTCAGCTATTATAGATAGAACAGCGGATACAGTAATTGAGTTTACTACCGATGATCCTACTAATTCAGATGGCTGGACAGGTAATGGTACTTTCAGTGATGTGACTATAACAGGAGCATCCGAGGAGGCAATAACTTTTTCCACAACAATAACAGGTAACGGAGCATTATCCGCAATTTTATAAAAAGAGATAACTATGGCAAAAATTAATGGAACACTCTTATTGGTTTATGTTGACGGAGAAGTAATAGCCGCTCAAAGTGGAGTTACCGTTAACATAAATCAGGAGTTATTTGACGCCTCAACCAAAGACAGTGGAGGTTGGGCTAAGCATGGCAACGGTAGAAGGTCATCTGATGTGGAAATAGATGGATTAGTATCAACTACCGGGAAGAGTGCTAAGGAACTTGTAGCGTATCTAAACGATAGAAAAAACCTTGTATTACTGATAGAAGGTGGACCGGTACATACCTATTTAGCTTATGGAGATATAGCCTCAGTATCCCTTACGGGGCCTTCTGAGGAGGCTTTGACTGTGACAGGTAGTATAACGATTGATGGAACACCAAATATTATGGGAGAAAACCTAATTACCACTTTAGGAGAATCAGACTCCTACGATACATTTACTACTGAGGGTACTTCAGTAATAAGCGCTATTAATACAGCAGATGATGCTACTGCAGACAGCAATACTATCAGTGTTGCTAATGGTAAAAGTTATATGGTATTTACTTACCTTACAATGACAAGTGGAGAATCTCCTGTAATAGGATTATACAGTGGAACTGGTTATATTAGTAATACCGCAGACTTGGACGAGGGAGTAAATATTATATCATTACTTGCAGACACAACGGATACTACTACTACAGTAAGAATAAGTAATACAGTAGGATCTAATTTTTCACTATCTCATACGAATGTGTCAGAAATAATAACTGGATAGCAATGTATATAAATCTACCATTCAGAAAATTTGGGTTTAACTATAGAAGGCCCGTAAATATAGTACTCAATTTAGGTACCCTGGAGGATATTTGTAATGAAGCACAAATAGAATTTCATGAGGTAGGAGATTTTATTACTGAAAATGGAGTTGAGTTTTCAAGGCTATTACTATATCATGGCTATTTAAATGCCTGCAAATATGATAGGAAAAAACCTAAGTTTAAATATAATCAATCTTTGAGATGGGCGAGTAATATAACCGCAGTAGAGCAGGCTAAGATATTTAGTCTGGTCAAAGAGATGTTTAAGGCTATGAAAGATGTGGGCACAAATGATAGTAAAAAAAAAACCTGACAACATTTAGTGACCTACGCTCATTTGCGCTTTCTGAGATGGGCTGGTCATTATCTCAATATAAGGAGGCTACACTATATGAGCTTAATATGTCAAGCAGGGGCTATTGGAAGAGGTGGGAACGTAATACGGCATGGTTGGCTAGAGAGGTAATGCACATGATGATATCACTGTCCCCGGATGTAAAGTCCAGTAAGAAACCGGATAAATTAGATATGATGCCACTAAGCATAGATAAAAAACCTATTAAGGATGACAATATTGATGTAGTTAAGGCTGCAAAAGAATATGAAAATAGATTAAAAAATGAGATATAATGGCTAAGAAAGTTAGTGTAGGAGTAAAAATAGATGGCAATGCTAGAGGTTTTAAAGACTCCGCTAAGCAGGCAGAGCGGGCTACCCAGAAGCTACGCAGGAAGGCACGGAAAGAGAGCAGGAGCATGCGGAATGCCTTTTATAAGATAGGGGTAGCTATATCGGCTGCTTTTGCTATTAAGAGGGTAGCAGAGTTCTTTGTTAATATGATAAAGCTTGGGGGTGAGGTGACTGGAGTCAGGAAAGCCTTTGAGAAGCTTAACAAGCCTGGCTTATTGAGTAACCTACGTAAGGCCACTAGGGGGACTGTAACTGATATGAAGCTGATGAAAGCCTCTGTACAGGCGAGTAACTTCAGAATACCCTTGAGTGAGCTGGCTACTTACTTTAAGTTTGCAACCAACAGAGCTATAGAGACAGGAGAGTCCGTTGACTACCTTGTAGATAGCATAATAAAGGGTATAGGTAGAAAATCGGGTAAGATATTGGACAATCTTGGTATCTCACTGATAGCTATACAGGATGAATTAAAGCTTGGTGGTACATATGCTGAGGCTGTAGGTAGAATTATTCAGAGAGAATTAGGCGAAGCGGGTGATGTAGCAGATACAACTGCTATCTCAGTAACGTCGATAGGTACAGCATTCA